ATGGCGAGGCGATGCGGCGGAAGGGGGTAACGGCATATTCGTCGCCCGCATCCCAGCCTGAAAACGCACGCTGGATTGCCGTCAAGGTCTCGCCGACTTCGTAAAGCGTGGATTTGCCGTTGGCGGTATAGCTTCGCGCCAGAACAAAGGTAAAGTGCAGCGTCGATTTCAGGTATTTTCCGTTTTTCGCCTCGTCGGCAAAGGTCGAGCCGCCGTAAACGACATAGACCGCGCCGTCCAGCGGGGCGGCTTTGCGTTTCGCCGCGCCTTGGGCGAGCAGCTCGGCAAGTTCGCCGATCTCCTTGACCGCCTTGATGCCTTTGACGGTTTTCAGACGACCTAGGATTTCGGGATAGACCGCCAATAAGTTTTCATGCTGTTTCAAAGCCATATCAGACAATCAATCCTTCCAGCCAATCGGACATCAACTCGTCAATATCCTGATAATCTTGCGAAGACAAGCCCAAAAACGGGCGGGCAGGCATGGTTTTCGTGCCTTCCTGCGCATAAACCGAGTAGCCCATGATTGAGCCGGTAATCACGCTTTTCGCCGATGCCTCGTGCGTAATGCTTGCCAAGAGGTTGCCGTGATCCACCAAAATCCCGCCGCGTCCGTTTTTGGCTTCTGCCGTTGCGGGGGATACGTCCGCCCAGCGTTTGCCGTCGGGGGCGGTTTTGGTTTCGGCGATACGGCGGCGGGTCGATGATTCAAGGATGCCGCCGATAGCGCGTAAAGGCTCTTTAAGGCTGCCTGTCAACTTGCCCGACAGGCGGTTCAGGCTTTGGACGATACGCGATAAATCGTGTGATACCGTAATCCGCATCGCTTACTCCTTCAGCCATTCCCGAAGATCAGGCATTTCATTGACATAGACGGCACACGTTGACGGCCTGCGGTCATCCGATACGCGACTATCGTCCAGCATATTCGGATTTTTGACGACCATCTTGAGCCAAGCGACCGCCGACTGATAACGCTCCTCGACAATGCCTGTTACCGCGTCGTCGTAGAGGTAGTAGCGGGCGATGTCGCAGACTTTGATTTTCAAGACCTGCGGCGCGGTGTCGTCGGTAAAAAACAGTTTTGCCGCCCGAAGGTAGCTTGCCGCTTCTTCTTCCGCATCGGCGATTGCCGCCGCCATCACCGCTTCGTCTATCGTTTCGTAATTTTCATGGTTCGACCGCTCCGCCATTTCCTGCTCGCCGAAGCGGGTCATCATGTCTTGGATGGTAATCATGCCGTCCTCCGTTTTCAGACGACCTTTAAACTTGCCCTAAAGGTCGTCTGAAATCCGTTTAAGACATGGTCAGCGTTGCCAACAACTCGGGGCGCAGCGCAATCGGCAGCGGGTTAGACTGCATGTGCAGGCTCCAACCCTTGTCGTGCTGCAATTTCTCGCGGCTGGCGTAATATGGCAGGGCGCGAGTGTTTACAGTTGAGGCCATGTCGGCAGGTGCGAAATACTCTTTGTAGAGATTGCGGCCGACCGGCAACAGAATCGCCTTATCCGCACCGATGTCGGCGTCGCTGCCGAAATGGTTGGCATACTCGATAAAGCGGATGCCCTTGTGGATAAATTCGGTCGGATTGAGCGTATCGCCTTCGCGGTAGGCGCGTGCCTCGTCGTAGCGTTTGTACACTTCGAAGATGGACTTATGCTCTTTGAGCGCACTCAAAAACTCCATGCCGCAATAGACAACCCAGCCGCGCACTTGCGCACCGTTGAATTTTTGGCGTTGCTCGGACAAGAGCTTGTCCAATACCGCGCCGACCTTGGTCGTGTCTTTCGACAATTCGATGTTTTGCGTTTTGCGTGTAACGCCGAAATCGGTGTTGATGTCCAAAATTACGCTGCCGTCCGCATCCAAAATCTTGCCTTGCAACGCGCCGAGCATGAGGTGTTCGCGGGTGTATTCAAGGTCGGATTTGCCACCGGCCAGCTTTTCGTTGACCTTGTCCATGACCGTTGCGGCTTGGGTCGTGCCGAAAGCGCGCAGGTTTTGCACGTCATCGGCGCGGATGACGTCGTGAATAGGCAGGTGCGGGATTTTGACGGTGCGCACAGTGCGTTTCGGACTTTCGACCGACTGACCGGCCGTGCCGCGCTCTTTGCTGGCAACCAAGTGGACTTTGCCGTCTTGGAACTCAATGTCGGCATAAGTGGTGGTCAGATATTCGGGTTCGAAGATGCCCAGCTCGCGGATTTGGCTTGCGCCCGGGTCGATTTTGTTGACGGCGGTGGTCAAAGCCTGCACGCCAAACTTGCTGTTATCGGATAAAGGCATGATGTGTCCTTGTTAAATCGGGTTTAAAGGTCGTCTGAAATCAGGCGGCGGGTGTGCCTTGGTAAACGATGCCGAACGCATCTCCTTCTTTTTTCAGCGCGTCCAAGGTTTTGCCGGTAGTCGCCGCTTTGACATCCGCATCGGCGACTTTTGACAGGTCGATAATGCAGTTGAACGGTTGGACGATGACTTTGCCATCGGCTTCATCGGTCAGCGCCACCAGCTTTTTGCCGCGCAGCGGGTACTCGACAAATTTGCCCGCCTTCGTGCCGGCATCGGCGGCAACGGCAACGCGGGTCTGCGGCGTCGCTTCGTATTTCAAAAAGTCGGAAATGACAGGGCCTAAGATTTCGGTTTTGACTTTAGACATAAGAGCCTCCCAGTAAGCCTTCGTGGCTGGCAATAGAGAATTTACCTTCTGCGGCAGTTTCTTCAGGCTTGCCACTGCCTGCGCCTTCGCTCAACAGCGCGGGCGGCACGGCAGACTGGGCAACTTTCGGCGTCAAATCGGCAATCATGGCTTCCGCCGCTTCGATGTCGGCAGACAAAAGCACGGTCATCGTCGCATCGGACAAGCCTTCAAACTTGCCGTTTTCGCCTTCCTTAAAGCCTGCGGCGGACAATTTCGCCTTGACTTGGTTTTTCTTGGCAGCCGCTTCGGCTTCTTTCAGCTTTTTCTCGGCTTCGGCTTTTTCAGCCTTGAGCGTATCGACTTCTGCCTTCAGTTCGTCAAACGCTTTCTTTTCGTCTGGGGTCATGGATAACTCCAAAGGTTGTTTAAAAATATCCGGCAAGGGGCTGCCGTCCGACAACACCACCGCCTCCGTCTCACTGTCCACGCCAATGGCGGTGAATGACACCTCGCGGATGGTGCAGCGGCGCAAAATCACCGCAGGACCCGTTACTTCGTTGCCGTTGACGGACAATACCGCGCCCGCCGCCAGCTCCTCGTAGGATTCCGCCTGCGCGTAAACCGACATTTCCCACGGGAAACCTTGGTCGGCGGCTTCGGCAATCTGCGTGCCAAACTCGTTGGACAACAGGCTGCCCTCGGCAATCAGACCGTCCGCCGTTACCGACAGGCTGCACACGCCTGCCATTTTCAGCGGCGAATGCTCCAGCAGGACGGGGACGGACGCTTTATGCGACAACTCCGCCAAATCGACGACGGTTGGATAACCGCCGTAGCCGAACGGCTTGCCCGAATTGGCGACGCCTTTAAAGGTGCGCACATCATCCGCACGGGTCGCCAAGGCAACCGGCAGCGCGGCGGACAATTTGATATTGAGGGGTGATGTTTTCGTCTTCATAGCCGCCATTGTGCAACGCATGACGGCAAACAGACGGCGGCATGACTTCACTTTGCTACCCAAAATGAAAAAGGCCGCCCGAAACCGTATTTCAGGTTTCAGACGACCTTTGAAAATCCTCATGCGTAAAATATGAAAATACCCACTTTAAAACCGCTTTAGAATCGCGTCAGATTGATTTTTAAGATTCTGACGTGGGTTTGCCTATCTTTGGCATCCGACCCGCCTAAAATCGCAAATTTGGGGCATATCCGAAAATGCAGGCGGCGGCGGTTTAAAAAACGTTTTCAGAGGGCTTTTAGGGCTGCGTCAGATTGCATTTAAACTCTCGGACATATCTTTGCCTATCCAGACCGATAAAACGCGCTTAAACGCGAAATTTGAGCGGTTATGAAAAAAGGTCGTCTGAAACGGTTTCAGACGACCTTCGGGTTATACAGGTTTAAATCTCGGATCAGCTTCCAGGGCGGTTTTTAAATCGGCTTTGTAGGGCTTAATCCACTCGGACTTTTCAGCCGCCTCAAGTAGCCATCCGTACACATTGGCAAATGCCTTCGCGGACAAATCCGCAATCGAAAACACACAGCCCGAAAACTCGCCCTGCATTTGCTCGGCTGCTTCCTTGTCGATTTCGGCAAGACGCGGATACAGATAGTCCAACAATTCGGACGGGGCGGTTTTCCCGCCTAAAAATACTTTTACTTCGCGGCTGACATACAGTTCAGACGGCATGACTTACTCCGATATTTTTACCAATAAGCGGACTTTATCCCGCTGTTCTTTCGGTAATGATAACACATACTGCAACAATTTATGCCGGTTCGCCGCATTCAGATGGCGCAAATCAAGCGGGACAATATCGGCTTTATCGAAATGTTCCTGAATCTTATCGACCTTAGTATTCCACGCCCCGGCGGTGTGTGCAAAATAACGGTTCATCAATTCCGCACGTTCGGGATTTTCGGTAAACATAAAATCCAGTGTTACCCATTTCTCACGGGGCAGGTCGTCTGAAACAATCAGGTAATCGGCTTGACCCTTACCTTTCTCCACAGGCAAATCGAACACTTCCAATCTATCCCCCGTTTCAGCCTGCCACGCTGCCGCAGCTCTCGCTTCGTGGTCTTTGGTATTGTTGGCAGACTGCTCTTTTGTCAGCCTGCGCACTTCTTTTTCCGATACCTTGTCCGACAAAGCCAAAACCGCCACTTTATCAGACGGCACGCTGTACCGCTTGTCCAACCACGCCTCGCGCTCGGCAATCATGGCGACCAGTGCCTCTTCGCCGTTTCTCTCGCCAAACAGCGCGTCCATTGCGCCCAGTCGGTCGCCGTGGTTATGCGCAAAGCTCGGCGTAATATCGTCGGGAATCAATACCGTTTGACCTGTGCGCGGATTGGTAAACTCGACCATATCCACATCAGGTTCGCCGCTGATGCCCTCGCGCTCCGCCTGCCGACGGGTCAGCGCGGACACCGAGCATTTGCAGCCGTAGCCGTTGGGCGGGAAGATGACTTTCCAAATATCATGGTCAACCGGAAGAACTAAGCCGTAGTAGCGTTTATGGCTGTCGCGCGGATGCCCGGCGGCGGAATGGTTGTAGCGCAAATACGGCAGAGCTTTTTTGTTTGCCTGTATCCGCTGCCACTGCCCCGCCGCAAAGGCGGTTTGCATATTGGTATTAAAGATGGTTTTCAGACGACGTGTGCTGCCGAGCTGTACCAATTTCGGCTCGCCGTCCAGCGGATCGGTCATCACTTGCTCGCCCCACCAGCCTTTAGCCATCAAATACGGTTTTAAACGCTTTTTAAAATCGGCAAACGTCGTGCCGTTTTGCTGTGCGGATTCGATGGCGTCTTTGACTTCGGCGAGCATATCCGCATCCATCATCTTGGCGACGGTAAAGGCAAGGCTGTGTTGATACAGCCAAACATCGTAATGCGAAAACCCGGGCAGGATTTTCTTAGCCTTGAAATGTTCGAAAGCGGCTTTATCAACCAGCCCGGCGAAGTTGTATTCAATCCCGTCCATCGCCCGCTCCGTCAGCCCAAGCCGAAAGACCGTCTGAAACCAAACGCTGAATCAAGAGATTGTCGCCCTTGCTCAAATCAAGCTTAGACAGCTTTGCCTCAAATTCGGCGTAGTCTTTGCAGCTTTCCAGCAAACCCAACACCGCTTCCATCTTCGGGCGGGCGATTGCCTGCTCCGCCGTATCGGGCGCATTATGGGCAAGTCCGTCAGACAGGCGCAGGCTGAATTTGGCGGGCGCAGGGTTTTCAGACGACGTTTTCGGGTCGCGCAGTTCGAAATGCTCCGGCTCAAAGCCCAAGATGTCGCGGTAGTAGGTCTCGGTCAACACCAGTTGTCCCGTATCCATATACATCTTGTCGCGTTCGGCGCGGGTTTTATCGACCTTAATTTCGTCTTCAAACTCAAACCATACGCCTTTGGGCGCGTTGATGGTCTTACCGTAGGCGTTGTTGACCATCACGAGCGCGTCGATAAAGTGCTGCGCGGCTCGGGACAAGAGGGCAAGGTATGCGCCGATGCGCTCGTCGCGGTTGTTTTCTTCGGTCTCTTGGCTGGCGCGGCTGGCGGTCTCCAAGTCGCTGGTTTTGACCTTGCCCAACAGCGTTTTTTGGATACGCGCATTGGCGAGGTTTTCCAATCGGCGGAATGCCTGACCGTCCGCGCTGTTTTGCAGCATCATCACATCGTCCTCGCGGTCGATGCTTAATGCGCCGCCGCTCACAAAGCGGTAAAAACGGCTCATGAAGCTGTTGTGGTCATCCTCGCTGTTGGCTTGGATTTTGGCAATCAAATACGGCTGGGCGTAGCGCGTGATAAATTGCGCCGCATAAATAAAGCCTTTTTTACGCAACGCGACGGGCGCATACAGCCGCGCCGCCGCCATTTCGCCTGCCGGATTGGTCGATGTCGCACGATGGGCGATAAAGAGATACAGCACATCCGTATTGCAAGCCTCCTCGCCGCCGGTACCGCGATACACCAGCGAGCCGTCGCGATAGGGGATATATTTCGCCAATTCACCGCTTTTGTTACTGATGTGTTTAATCGTCAAAAAGCCGTCGGGTTCGGGCTGATAAACGTACCTACCGACACCATAGCCGCCCAGACGCGCCGTCAGGACGATTTCGGCAAGCGCGGGCAGGTGGCGTTTAAGCGTTTTCCACAGGCGGTCTTTATCCTCGTCGCCCAAATCCTCGCCGTAAATCCGCCAAGGTTTGTTTAGCATGGCCGCGTGCAAATCCTCCAAACAGGCGGCCACCTCGTCATCACCCACCACCGCGTCCAATGCCTGCTGTCTGTCCACACCGAGGCGCGAAAGCAGCGCGTCCGTGCCTTCCATATTCGAAAATAGGCTTTCCAACGCATCTTCAGTCGCGCTCGTCAATGTCTTGATGGCGGTTTTCCGTGTAGCACTTTTAATCAATCCGAACATATTTTTTACTCCAAAGGTCGTCTGAAAACGGTTTCAGACGACCTTAAAATCAATACTCCTCACCGCGAGCCGCCAAAAAACCTTCAATTTCAGCGACAATAAAATGTAGATTTAATAGCCGCCCAGCCTTATAGCAGGAGACAACCTCTTGCAGATGTGCAATCGCTTTATCCAAACCACGCTCGAGGTACTCGACATCCTCTGTCAGCTCTTTTTCACGAGCGGTTATACGTTCTCTCACATCACACATTTTTAAATCTCCAACATCGGCGCAGGCAAATCGATCGCACGCGCCCTGTTTGACACATTGCCCGTCGTTGCCGCCATCCACAGCATATGCAGCGCATCGGGTCCGTCGTCGTGGTCGGCATCAGGGAACTCCCGCAACTGCTCAATCAATACACGTTGCTCCGGTAACAGTTTGATAAATCCGTTGGCAAAATGCGGTTGGATACTTTCAATCCTCATCACTTTTTCTGCGCTTGGTTTGACTCCGCGTGCAGGAACATGCGCCCCCTGTCTTGCCGCCTCTTTAATCAGTTCGTCCTTAAAGAACTCCTGAAACTGGACGGTTTCAATGACCCACAGTAGGCAGCCGTACTGCTTTTGCATTCTGATGACATCCTGAATAATCAGGCTCGGGACACGCTTCTTGATGGACGCCTCCACCACAAACAGCGTGCCGGTGGCGCGTTGGTAGCCACCGACCAGAATGGCGGATGGGTCTGTACCTTTGCCCTGTTTGCCCAACGAAGGGTCAACCGCGCCGAAATACACGACATCATGCGGAAGGGTGCGGTAATAACAGTTGTCCAAATAATCAGCAAAAATCGCATTTTCGGGATTGCCCGGCTGGTTTTGGTACTCGCAGTTAAAGACATGGATGCCGTCGCGGGCACGGATTTTCATCAGGGCGAGCAGCGGTCGTTTGCTCCAACTCACTTCGCTGCCTTCCAACATTGCCGCTTCGTTTACTTCGTAAAACGCCTGGGCCGCCTTTTCGTTGGCGCGGTTTTCTTTCGGCGTGTTACGGTAAATGTTTTCCCATTCCGCCCACAAATCCATATTGATAGGCCATTTCATGATGGCGGAAAAGCGCACACTGCGCCAAAACGGATTTTTCAACACCCGAGCCAATACACTGTCCAAACATAAAATCGTACCGACATACAAAATGTCGCACTTCGCGCCCGCGCCACCCAAAGGATTGATGACGCTGCCTATCCACTTGGTCAGTTTGTCGCGCAGGCGGATGTTTTCGGAATGTTTTTCATTTTCCAAATCGTCGAGATATACCGCATCGGGGCGCACCTCGCCTTTTTTCGCGCCGCGGATGCCCTGTCCCGCGCCATAGGCTTTGAATTGGTTGTTTTGGCGGGTTCGGATTTCACCGATACGCCATACCTGCCCCTGCCCACAGACTTCAGGAAAGTCCAACTGCAACGCGGGATTGTCGGTCAGTTCGGTTTTGATAGCTTCGACGATGGCGTCGGCTTGGTCTTCGGTATCGGATACAATGACGGTATTGTGTTTGGCATTGCGCACTTCGCGCCAAAGGGCGAATGCCTGTACGGTCAGCGATGTTTTCGCTTCGCCGCGCGATGCCGCGCAACCCTGCAAGACCGACTCCGGCTCTTTTTCGATTTCGGGCAGCTCTGTGTATGCCCATGTATGGAAAACAGATTCGCTGTCGTCGGGGAAATAATGCGGCAGATAAGTCTTGCAGAAAAAACGGAAAGCCTCGGGCGTACACTGCATCACTTTGGCGCGACGCTCGGCAATATCCGCAGGCGCGGCAGACAATCCGATATCCGCCGCACTGATGCGCCGATTGATGTCTGCCCGGATAGCGGACATTCGGGCACGCAGTTCGGATTGGCTTAATTTCCCCGGCATGATTAAAACTCTTTCTCAATGACAGTTTGAAAGCCTTGTAATACCGTATCAAACGCAGCCAACATATCTGGATGTTGGTCGGCAATATAGGCAAACAGCTTTTCGATGACTTTAATGGCAATCGCAGATTCTTGAACTTCAGGCAATACCCGCTTGTTCGCAGCCACCGTCTTGGTAAACGCGTCGGACAGGCTCGCCAACAGTTTGGCGCGCTCGGACGGCATCAGCTCCTCGACCGATGTGTCTTGCAACATCGTCATCGTCGATTGATATTGGACTAAAAAACCCGCCAACAGCGAACGGCTCAAGTCTTCGATTCCTCCGCCCGCCAGCGTGTAGGCAGCGCGCACTTTGTCCCAATCGTCGCCGGTCTCTTTGGCGGCGCGTTTCCAGCTACGGGCGGTCGCGGTCGGGATTTCGCACATCATCGCCGCGATTTCGAGCGTCTGCCCGTCGCTGACGTACAGTCGGCGCAGCTTTTCGCGGGTTTCTTTCGGGTGTGCCATATCAGCCTCCGAACTTGGCTCGCAACAATTCCCAGCCGGTCGTTACAATCACGCCGCCGATACCGCCATAAACCGCCGCAGATTTCTTGCAGTCTTTTTTGATTTGCTGCAATTCCTCGTCCATGCGCGCCTGATTGGCGAGCAGGTTATCCTGTTTGGCTTCGATTCGCGCCAAGGCTTCTAAAATCGGGTCGCTCATTTGTCCGCTTTCCTATCCAGTTTTTCGTTTACTTTTTCTAACTTGTTTTCAATTCGTTCCAATGCTGCTGCAATATTAGTGCTGTCTGCCTTGGCGTCCTGCTTGGTGTGATAGGAGAGCTTGACATTGTGTAGCTCCTCTTTAAGGTCGTCGATGCGCTTGTCCGCCTCTTTCAGACGACCCGAAATGCCGTTGACCCAAAACCAAAACGCCGCCGTCAAAAGCGGCCAAATAGTTTTAAAACCAAATTCGAAGTCCATTTAAACCACCTTTAAACCGGCACATCGCCGAATACGATACGGACGGAGTAGCCGTCAGGGCGATTGCTGGAAATTTCGAGTCCATCCCCATCGTTACAAACGCAGTAATACGCCGAAATCGTCTGCCAAACTGCACGCTTAAAGGTGTCGTAGTTTGTATTTGGATATTCAAGGTTAAAGGTCGTCTGAAAATCCTTATTCATTCGTACCGTATATTCAAACCCTGCCTTATCCAGCAGATTAGAAACATGGATGACAAACGGCTCTTGTTCGCGGGCGCGGCTTAAACCCAATTCCAAATCGGCATGGCGCACAGCCAACTGACGTTCAACTAATTCACGGTAGGTCATTCTTTGATACCCATTAAATATTTTATCCGCTTGTACAATTTCTTAACCCACGAAATATTTACAAATGTATAAATCTTTGCTACAACTTCGCCGTCATACTGCGCATTTTCTCGTGCAGCCCGAAATTTAGCCCTGGCTTCTTCAGGGCTGTCCGCCCAAATGCTCAATGACCAGGACTTGCCGTTAAAGCGGTAAGAAAACGTGTACTCATTCATAGGAGAAACCTTATGTATTTTGAAATCTATAAAGACGCAAAAGGCGAATACCGTTGGCGTTTGAAAGCAGCCAACCATGAAATCATCGCTCAGGGCGAAGGCTACACCAGCAAGCAAAACTGCCAGCACGCAGTCGATTTGCTGAAAAGCACTACCGCCGCTACCCCTGTAAAAGAGGTATAAAATCCGCTTTCACCCTCAGCCCGCGCCCTACGCGGGCTTTTTTGTCAGTCGCCGACTTTGCGGGAGTGATTGCCCGCCCAATCACGCCAAGCCTGATTTTGGTTTTCCAGCTCCGAAACGTAGCCGCCAAACTCGGCGGCATGCTCAAGCAACGTTGCCGTCTTGCCGTCTTTCGGCGGATTCGGGCGCACCGGCGCGACCATCAATGCGGCAGGCGGCATCGGCATGACCGCTTTTTCGACAACCTTAATTTCCGTAGCCGAGGGCACGGTTGTAGAGCTGCAGGCCGTGATGACCAAAGCCGTCAATACAATTACCGCTTGCATTTTTACGGTCTTGAGTAAGGACATTTTCGATTTCCTTTTTGTTTTCCGTTTTCAGACGACTGACATCCGCCTGTTTTTTCGCCAAAGCCACGCCGACGGCGTGCGCCTTGGCTTCAGATTGTTTTGCTTCCTCGTGGGCTTGCTCCAGCTCACGGGCGTATGCTTGGGACGACAGCCTCAAGGCCTCCGCCTTGTCTTTTTCCATCTTGTCGATGACGGCTTGCTGCTTCGCAAACGCCGACTTGTAGCCTTGATGGTGCGACACCGCCAAACCCGTACCGACCAGCGCGATGATGACAATAGGCTGCCAGTTATTCGCCAACAGTTTCACGAGATTCGGATTCATTCTCGACCTCCTGTCGCTTCACGCTGACCAGCGAGCGGGCCACCGCATAGCCGCCCACGATGCCCAGATACACCGCCCAAATTTCTGCCGACGGGTCGGGCAACATCACAAATTTGAACGTACCCGCTGCGCAGGCGACGTTTGCCCACAGTTTCGAGTGCGACACATTACCTGTCGCAGGGTTTTTGAAAATATCGAAAATCCGCATATTTATTTCACACTCCCGTTTTGCAGATGCCGTTTCAGCATTTCCCGATAATTGGCTAATTCATGTTCCGCAAATTCAAACGCAGGCAAGTCCGCCCGTTCGCTTGCCTCACGGCTTTTGCGCGACCATTGCTCAATCATCTTTTCGTAAAACGCAACCTGTCCCATAACTAACGACGATTCTTGCGTTTACGCGCCGCCCGTTTCGCGGCTGCCACGCCTGATTTACCCAAGCGCAGGCTCGGATGTTGTTTCAGATTGCCCACGCGGGTAGGCTTAATCTCAAATTCAGGCACCTGCGGTTTCAATGCCGCCAATGCCAAAGCAATCAAAGCCTTTTTCATGCCTCGCTCATGCTCATTGCCGCACCGCCCAATGGCAGGTTGTAACGCTCCGGAGCGGGGTCAAGAGGCGCACCGCCGACAGACGGCCATACATACGCAGCCACGCGTGATGGCGAAAATGCCGCAATGCTGACGCGGTTGCCTTGGTTGCCGCCCAAAACCAGCAGATTCCCTGCCTTGTCCTTGCCGACAACAAAACCGACATGACCGCCGCCTTGGCGCGTAAACACCACTAGGCAGCCATAAGCAGGTTTTGACAGGCGTTTACCGGCAAAGGCATATTCTTTGGCGCGCATCCAATCCTTCGGGATGTCTCGCCCGCCGATTCGCAGGCAATGGGCGACGAACACGCCGCACCACGGCGTCTCGTCATCTTTCCACCAAGCCTTCAACCCGTGCAGCCAGTTTAAAATCATTGGATTGTGGTTTTTACCGGGGACTTCAGCGAGGCCGATATACTTTCGCGCTTCAGCCACCCAAGGGAGTTCTTTTTGTTGAGCCATAAATACCTCAAATGGATAATTTAAAAACAAAGGATAGTTTTAAAACCCCATTAAACCTTTTCAGACGACCGCCAAGCCCCGTCAGGCTTGCATTCAGCGGAATAAAGGCAAAAAAAATCCCCGCCCAAAGGCAGGGAAAAAGGTCCATTCTCAACACAAGCACAACAAAAACTAAGCCGCAAACAAATCCGCCTGCGCCCTTGCCGCCGCTTCGCGGTCAGCCTCTTTCAAAATGTATCGGATATTCCGCGTCGACAGCTTATGCGCCAACACCAGCTCGCGCACAATAAACAAATCGCTCAAACCCTCCGCGCTCATCGCGTCATACTGGCGGCGGATAAATCGGTTGCGAAGTTCGCGCATCGCATCCCAGCAGCGCGGGATTGCCAAAAAAGGCTGCCCGACATAGGCACGCTCCAACCGCCCCGCAGCCTCCTCGCCAATGTCCTCGACCAGTTGCGCGTGTAAGATACGGCTCTGGCGCGTATTGCGGCGGCGGTTGGAAATCGGGTAATTCGTCCCACCCCAAACCTTGACCATGTGAAACGCCGCCTCCAGCCCGATGACCGTAATCAGCGCCACCACACTCTGCGGCAGCAGATGTTTAACATCGGCAAAATCCTGCTCCGTCATCTCCCAGTTTAAGCTCATCCCGTTTTCTCCTTTTTCTTGCGGTTCGCACTAATCTGCAAAGCCGCCACCAATTTGTGCATATTGCCGTCGGACAACCATTCCACGCGGTCAACCTTAAACATCTTTTTCGCCGTACCGTGCGCATAATTCCAAGTCCAGCCGTTATCCAGCAACAGCGCTTCGATTTTCCGCATCATCGGATCGGCAGATTCGCGGCGGTTCGGTCGTTGTCCCGCCGTCTTTTTCGGCATAAACCCATGCTGGCGCAAATCCTCGACCACGCGCTCCAGCTCAGGGATACTGCACTCGGTACACGACCGCTTGCCCGTCACACGCTCCAAGACCGCGCGATACGTCGCATCATCCAAACCAAGCTCTTTTTGAGCGACTTTAATTTTCGCAATCAACGCACGGCGCATTTCAAACCCCTAAAACACAATATATTGATTAATTAACGCATATTATACAGATAAAATACTATATGTTGTAGTAAGCCACTGTTTTTTTTTGCGAAACGGACAGACATGAAAAAGGCCGTCTGAAACAGGTTTTAAACCCCATTTCAGACGGCCTTTAATCAAGCCTTAAACAACCAAAAAAGATAAAATCAACGAAAGAGAAAACCAAACTGCCCCGACGCAGTAATAAATAAAGGCTTTTTTTCGGGCGCGTATAGCCTCTTTTTCTCCTTCTTTCACTTTTTCCCACACGCGAAGAGCAGTTTCCAATTTGCGGTTGGCGTTTTCGACTTGAGCGTGGATGTAGAAGGAATCGCGTGCGGCAGTTCTTAAAAATTCCAGCTCATCAGTATTTAAATTTCCGTTTTCCATCATGACATCTCCCGCTTTGACATACCTTGTATAGCCCCAATTTTTCCAAGCATATAAATAACATCTTGCACAGCGACCCAAGTTAATTGGGCAGGAGTGCCGACATCTCGGATAAGGAGATCTCCATGAGGTACATAGCTAACTTTACCATCAGGCAAATCTTCAATTTCAATAACAATTTTCGCCATCACATCAACTCCTGCTCAGTAGGCTCAATCACAAAATCTTCAAGCCCCGACACAATCTTAATCCCCGGCACCTGACCATTAGCAAACTGCTCGCGCTCATTCAGGATAGCGTCTTTGTCGATTTCTTGTTTGGTGCGGATAAAGCTCTGATATGCCGTTTTTTCAGACATCCAAGCCAAGACGGCGGCGACGCCTGTTACCTTGACGCTAGGCGGGCGGATGCGCCATTTGACGAGTCCCGTCACAAAATCCACCGTCTTGGTCTTGCCGTTTTCCGTCAGATCGTCCTTGTGTGCCTCACAGTAGGCGGCGACAGCGGCGGTCAGGCGTTCCGACTCGGCTTTCAATGGAGCGGCAAGCGCGGCGTATTCTTCTTCAATCACCGCTTTTTTATCGCCCGCCTCGGTTTCCAAGCGTTTGATTTCGCGGTTCAGGTCGCCGATGGCGCGGATATGCGCCGTTACCTCGGTTTTGTCTTGTGCGGCTTCTATTGCCGCCTGTTTGATACGTTGTTTAGCCATTTTCTTTATCCTTTCCTGATTAATTAATTGATTGAACTTCGTTTTTAATATCAAAAAGCCCTTGTTCAGCGTTGGCGATACGCTCTTTTGCGCCCTCGACATAATCTTCAGTTTTCGCTGCTGCTGCCACCGCATAAGCAGTAAACGCAACGATTTCTTTCACCGCCCACTCCAATGCCGTCAACTCATCGCTTGCGGGGATAAATGGAGCATCGATTACTACACCTTCTTCAGTTTCTTTGATTTCAATTTTCCATTTTCTCATTTCGTCTTCCTTAAGTAGGGTGGGCATTCCTGCACACCCTTTCGTTTATTTCGCTGACTCATGGGCAGCGGGTCTGAATTTCAATCCGTCGGTAATAATATCCATAACCAGATGCACGGATTCTTCCTGTACGGCATCCGATTGAAACAGACTACATTCATCAGGGGCGGCACCTGTGTTCTTTAAAAACAGCAGAATCCCGTCCACTATCGTTTTAAAGGCTTCGGGGCTGTCGTCGTATTCATATACATCACCCCATTTGTCTTTCCATTTCTTCATTTCAATGACCTTTCTTGTTTAAAGCTTCTTTCACTTTCGCTATTTTCAGACGACCTTTTCCCTTGTCCGGCGCGGGCTTTGCCAGCATTGCCCTTGGTACCAACCGTGGCGGCAGGTTTCGGAGCAGTTCTGCGGGTTGCGGCCATGTTTCCGCCGCCTGCAACACCTTAAACCCCGTCTGAATCCGTATCGGGTCATACTCCGGCGAGACGATTTCTTTTTGCTCCATCAGTTTCCGATACCAAATTTCCGCGACTACCGGCATATCCTGCGCTGCGGGGCGGTTGGGCAGATTCAGCGCGGCGAGCAGCGAAAAACCTGCCGCGAGTTCCAGTTTCGCCCAATCATCTCCCGCCCATTCGCCCAAGGCTGCCACACCTTGCCGCAGTTTTGACGGCGCGCCGCCTTCGCCCACTCTCCCTGTTGGAGAGGACTGGGGAGAGGGCAACCCCGAACCCTGCCACTGGCTCACAATCTCCAGCAAATAACCATGCGACTTTAAGGGCAGTTTCAGACGACCTTGATCGCGGGCGTTGACGGTTTCGTTAAAGCCGTGTAACCAAGCCTCGGCGGGAGCGGGGGAGGACACCCCGTCGCGTACTACCTCCTGCGCCTTAATCATCGTCATCAACTCGTTTAAAAGCTTCGCGGTGCGCGCCCAAGAGAGCTGCGATTTAGCGGGGCGGAACAAGCCGACATACCGTATCGCCGCCTTGCCCATTTCAGCGTCCATTTCCAACACAGCCCGCAATACAGCCGATGCGTCGGCATCGTTGATTAAGCTGTCTAGGCTATGCACCGCCCCGCAGTTCGGGCATTTGATGTTCATTTAATCACCCCAAGAATCGCCAAAAACGCCACAAGGACAACAACCATCCCAAAAAACATACCGCAGGCATCCAAAACAACAGCTTTAGTATGCTGCTTAAACCAGTTTTCAATCAGGCTCATCAGTGCCAAAACCACCAGTGCCAAACCAATCAGCCCGCATATCAATAGATAAATCATCATTCCGGTAGTCATCGCATTTCCTCCCAAGCTTCTATTGCCATTGTCAGCGTTGCCGCCTCTGCCGTTTTCCAAATACCGTCCGGCGCGCGGGCGGCAACCACGAAACCCTCGCCGTCCTTCTTCATGACCATCAGCTCGCCACGGTCTTCGAGCCATTCGATTAAATCTTTTTCGTTCATTTCCGCTCTCCAATTTGTTTAACGCCTTCCGCGCCGTTCATCGCGTGGTGCAGTTGCACTTTTTTACCTGCCGCCTGCCCCTTGGCTATTGCTTCAATCATCGCGACACTCCCGTCCAGTTCGGGCGCCTTAGCGTCTCTAAATACCGCGTCGCTCATATGTGGATATTTTTTCCTTCTATAGTCAGCCATGACCGCCTTTTCATCGTCTGACATCTCAAATTCTTTGACGGTACTCCATGCACCCATCATCCATCCGTTACAAAACTGGTCGGCGAGATAGGTTCGGTTTGAGGGTTTTCTTGCTTTACAAGTTTTCAGAAATTCGCGGCGTGCGGCGGAAATCTGTCGATAGACCACATCAAAAGCATAGGAAGCGATCTCGGCGCGGTTACCAAGACCGTAAAAAAACATTGCATTTCCCAGTTGATAACATTTGCACCCGAACACCTCGGAAATCATGTTTGCGAAAGACCACTGCCATTCGGCCAGCTTAACTGCCATCTTCCGACCGCTGCCACGCTCGGAGACTTCCGACAAGACAACATCCACAGCGTCAACTTCATACTTTTTCATCAGTACTTGCGCCTGTTTCATCGCCTGCGCCGCTTCGTGCTCATTTGCCGATTTACTCAAAGCCAAACACTTTTTGATTTTTTCCAAAACTGCCTGCTTATCCATTTTTCATTTCCTTTTCTTCTTTCAGACGACCTTTGCCGTCCTGATCTTCAAACTGCGCCTGATATTCGGCGATTGTCTGTTCGCGGTTTCGCTTCACCATAAACTTCGTGGCGCGCCGGCGGTGTTGTCCCCATGCCTGCCAATCGCTGTTCCGTCTTTTAAAGCTCATTTCACACGCTCCCTAAATTTCAAAGCCCATTCGGCATCCGCTTTGCGCGTATCCGTTGCCGTCCAGTGCTTGTTCTCCATAATGGCGGGCGCGGCAGGCCAACTGTCACCCCAAACCGAGCGGGCGACGGCGGGGCGTCCCCATTCCAACTTTGTGCCTCGTTCTTCTCGATGCCGTTCCATATTCGCCCGAGCCTCCTTTTCCATCTGCTCCGCCCAACATTTCGCGCATTGATGCGTCCGTTTCCGCTCCCCGTTTTTATCCCAAGTCCAAGCAAATGCCACTTCAGGCTTCATCTGTTTGCAAACTCGGCAGGGTTTCAATTTGGTTAACATTTCCCACCCCCTTTACGGCTGCGGTATGCCGCGTCCATCCACGCTTCCAATACCTCCCGTCCTGCGACTTCCACTCTCAAAATCCCGCGCAGACGCTCGTTTTCAAGCAAAATTCCCTCCGCGTAGATAAACATCCCGTTCACCGCGCCCAGCGCAGCCCCTAAAATCATCCAAATCATCCAAATTTCCATCATTTTTGTACCTCCTGTGGTTTCCAACCCTTCATAATCGCCCGCTCGCCGTATTTGGCGCGGATTTCCTCGACCGCCCGTTTCAATGCCAATTTCTTGATTCGGCTAAGTCCACGTTTAGGCCTTCTAAACTTATTCATAAACCACTCCTTCCATCTTCTGCTCCACGCTCATTGCCTCGTAGGCACGTTCTATTTTCAAAACTTCCAAATCAGCTCGCATTTCCATCGACTCGACCTTCGTCGGCTCTTTCGCAACCGGTTCGGGTTCTTGGGTACAGCCATACAACGCCATTCCACCCACAAAACACCACACGCCCACCGTCAAACCAACCGGCACCCACCACCAAAAAGAGCGCGCCACAAACATCTTCCAATCAACTTTTTTCAAAACTTGCATTTTGCGTTTTCCTTTAAAAACAATAACTTATTAAAATCGTAAGGTAAAAAAATATATAGCCCTATCAAAGACTTACCGTTTCAGACGACCTATCGGATAATCAGCGACGAGTATTTTTTGACGATGCCTGATTGCATTTTGATGCCGTTTTTATTCGCCGTTCGCACCGCGCCGCGCATCAACTTGCTCATCCGTCTCGTATTGCCGTTGCTATGCTTAACCAGTTCCGCAATCGTTTCATCATCCGCTTCCGGCATCGCCGCTCTGGCAATTTCTTCCAATTCTTCATCCGGCATCGAGTCGCCCAAATTCAGCGCAACCGATACGCGGCTATAAAGTTGTACCAACTCGCCATGCTTACCGCGCAGATTCGCCACCAGTCGGGGCATACCGCTTAAAACCAACCCGCAGCCCGTGTCATCGTGCAACCGTCGTATAATCTCAAGGGCGCGTAATGGCAGGTTTTCCGCCTCATCGACCACAATCAGACGACCCGAATCGCGCAATCTGTCCGATACCGATTCAAACAAATCATTCAGGCTGCCGACCGTGGAGACCTTCGCCGCTGCCGCCAACTTGCGCATCAAAACCAAAGCCGTAAAGCTCGGATTAGCCTCAATCAGGATAGCGGCGGGATTCTTCTCGCAGTAGTTTTTGACCGCTTGCGTCTTACCCAAACCCGCTTGACCGTATATAACAACCGTGTCGCCCGCTTCATGCGCATCGCGCATCACTTCAGAGATTCGGCGGGTCGTTTTGGTCGATACAAACCCCAACACCAACTCTTCGCGTTGCGCCTTACTTTCCTGTACCTCTAAAAACGCTTCGATTTTCGGCTCGATGGTTTCATAATTTCCGCCTTTATCGGCATAAGTGCCGTTCAGGTACATACTGATGGATGCGGGCGAAGTACCGATACCGCGTGCCAGTTGGGTTTGGTTCATCCCTGATTTGGCTTTAAATTCAGCCAGTTTTTGTTGCAATGCTTGATTAATTTGGTTCATTTTTAATATCCTTGAGTTTTAAACAACCTTTAAAGGTCGTCTGAAATGAAAGAGTTACCCGATTTGGAAAACGTCTGATCATGTTGGAAGTCGCCGTTCAAGACTTGGAAGACAGGTCGCTTGCCGATTCCTTCGTACTTGCCTGGCTGCTCCAGCGGATTACCCGTCAAGAGCCGACTTCGATTGAGCAGGTTCGCCGCTTTCTTCAGGCGCAGGCAAAAACGTTTGAGCCTGATTCCGTTTAGCGGCAATACCTTGAATCGTTACTTGAGCTCGTTGAATCCGCCCAAGAGCTCGCTTGAGTTTCAATTTTTCAATAAGCTCGGTCGGAAACGCCGCATTTTTCTGTTTGTCCATCATGTTTTCCTTTACATATCCGCCTCAAACAAGACAATCTCGTCGTCTGTGCCCGTTTTCGGCAATACCGCATACTCCGCCTCGATGACGTTTCCGCCCAAATGTCCCAGCTCGTCCCAAGCTGCCGCCTGTTCCAGTGCCGGATTGACTTCCGCATTCGCGAGCTTGATTGCATTTTCCGCCCGCTTGATTTTGCCTTTTCGGCGTTTTTCCGCCAGTTGGTCGATACGCGCCGTCGGGAAAGCCTCGCGGCTATTGCCGTTGACTTGTGCCTTCGTGATGAACTTGCCGTCCATATCAAACACATTGACCACCGATGCATCGTCCAAATCGTAGCTGACCCGTACCTCGTCCTTGTGATACTCCGCCAGCTCGACCGAAAAATAAGAGTTGTTGAACAAATCCAGCCAACCGCGCTGTACCTTTCGCACCTCCTGCGGCATAAACATCGTCGCCAGCTCTTCCGCCGACAACATATCCGGCGCGATACCGTCCTGTTCCAGCCTCATTTCCCGATAAGCCTTCGGCGAATAATGCCCGCCGTCAGGATGTCGGGGCAGCTCGCCGTGCGGGCGGTTGTTGTATTCGTCGATACACTTGACCACATCCGCGATAAATTGCGACCAGCTAGGCAGTTTTTTCAAATATTTTTGCTGTTCTACCGTCAACTCCTTGCCTTTTTCCAAAGCGTTAAACGCACTTTCCATCTTGCGGTACATCAGGTTCTTCGTACTGCTGTCCATTCCTGCGCCCGCAAACGTCTCATACTGGCGCGCCATCTCAATCAGATTGTCTTTCCACCATCGCTCGATGATGCCTCGACCTTGCGGGTTCCCCGCGATACCTGTTTCATGGCGGATACCCAATCGGGACGTAATACCCGTGATTTCATGGTCTATCGTCTTGCCTGTCTGACCGCCGCCGTTATCCGAGTAGTAGATAATCGGTAAACCAAAGTGCTTGACCCCGATACGCAGAGCGTCCGATACCGCCACACAACTTTCAGCAAGAGAGACCGAAAATCCGACCACAAACCGCGTACAACCATCAATAATCACCGTCACTTCAGGCTTAAACGGTCTGCCGTGTACAGGGTGCGCCACCTTCGCCTTAAAGCTGTGGCCGTCGCCGATCCAAACATCGTTCGGCTTTAAAGCCCCCCAATCACGTTTCACATAAGGCAGCAGCGATTTATAAGCCGCCCCCGTTTTCCTGCCGCGCTCCTGCATAATCAGCGGGAGTTTTTCCCAAACGCGCCGCACCATACTCAAGTTAGGCACATCATTGACCGGCATATTTTCCGCTTCGGCCCACTGCACAAATCGGCGGTAGCTGTGTGCCAATTTTGGCGCGGACGGAATATTGTGAAACTGCATAAATGTCGGCAACCAACCGTAGCTCTCAATCGGCTTAATCGCCTTAGTTACCTTCGGAGCCAAAGAGACCAACCGCTCCGTCGCGTTTTCCGCTTTCAAATAAGCAGATATCCAGCCGTCTAAAGTACGTTCGCCAACCTTTGCCGACCGGCTGCGGTCATTTGCCGTTTCCAAGTTGCCGAGCGTAACCTCGTCCAACTTACCCTCCGCCAGCAGCCTCAAAAACTGAGCCACCGCAACCTTGGCAGAGCAACCGTATTGATATTTGATACCCAACACCGCCGCCACCACCGCACATCGCGCATCCGCCACCGACCGTTGTTTCTCGTTCAATCGCTTTGCCGCTTCCGCCAAGACTTGAGGCGACATCGCCGTCTTCTCCTGTCTGATTTGGGGTAGGGCTTTCGGCATACTCTCCGCCATTTCGTCTGCCTGACGTTTCATGATTGCGGCTCGGATTTCGGCGGGGAGAGAGGCAATTTCATACAGTTTTTTGGGTCTGCCTCTTCCTATTTGCTCAAAACAGTGTTGCCAATTGTTTTTCTTGGCATGGTATTCAATCCCTTGCCTATCAGTTGGCAGACTTGGGATACCCAATTCAGCAATATCTGATGCAGATATTTTCATATTTATGCTTTCTATTTTTTTTTTAATTCTTTAC